CAGCAATGGCAGCACAGATACAGAAGTTTGAAGATTCGGTGTCTGCCGCACTTGCAGCAGCTCAAGCAGAATGGGACGAGGAATAAGACATGTCATATAAAATCACAAAAAACGGCAACACTATATCAAACAGTTTTATGAGCTTTGAAGAAGCGTGCGACAGAATGCACGAACTTAAAAACGAAGAGTTTGAAGAGTTTGGAACTACAAAAACTATCTACGAGATCGTAGAAGAGTGATTATTGAAGACAAGGGGGCGCAAGCCCCCAAATCCAATGCCGAGCGGCAGGCTGCATACAGGGCGCGGCAGGCTGCAAAAGACAATACCGAAGTGCGAGGAATTTTTGCAAGAGCAGAGCATCACGGAAAGATCAAGAAGTACGCGGCTGAAATGACGCACATATATAGAGACAACAACACAAACAAATAACGAAACGACACGTATCGTAACTAATCGCAACACACCCATAAATCCTAAGCATTACATATAATAAGCATTGCTTACTATCTAGCTAATACTGACCATAGATAACTACTAAACAACAGTGCCAATACTGACGGAAAGCGAGCAATCGCCGCTCGCCGTCCTTTATTTCCCTGATTCCTGATTGCGCTTCGCATAACGTAGATTATGTTAAATAGACTCGCGTCATGCTGATGGGATAGCGCGCATACCAGAACCCTATACACATCAATAGCTTAAAGGTTAGCGAGCACTCACATGCTGTTCGGATAACCAGTGTATGGATGGACAGACTGTGCATTTAACCGGGTAGTGGGGGATACCCCAAGGATGGGGTCGGCGCGGTACTTGTACCTGTACCCCCCATTTATTGCGTCCTATTTTTTTGAAATTTGAATTGCATCTTTGTTGCCGCTCTCTGTATCCCTGCTCTCCTCTCTCCGCGTGGAACATATTAAAACCGTGAGGATTGATCGTTTTTTGTACAAATTTGGGATGTTGGTGTCGGAAAACGCGGGTTTATACCGTGGAATTGTGGAAAATGGCCGTGGAACATATAAATGAGGTGGTTTTGGTGGTTGTTTTTTGTGTCTGGTGCTGGATTCTAAAAATATTGCGTGGTGTTTTTTTAGAATCCAGATTGCAGATTACGGATTGAGTGCTGTAGAGGTATTATTGTTCTGGCTGATTTCTTTCTGGATAGTTTGAGTGAAGCTATTTGTTTTGCTCTATAGGTTTTGAGTCTTTTGATGTCTGGTGTTAGGCCGAGACGTTTGATGGCTTGTTGTATGGCTGGTTGAGACATACCAATTTCTTGAGCTAGTTCCCTCTGGGTGGGGATTGTATCCAGTATGGCCTTGATCTTATCGCGCCTTACCTTGCATTCGATGATGTATTTTATCTGTTCTGGGGTTGCTATTTGCATAATGGCCTCCTTTATGTTCCTATGTTATCATGCGTCAGTGGATAAGTAATATAGGGTGTGGATATGTCATTGATGTTGAGTGTTGACGTATTATCTGGGCTGGATAGTGGGGATGGGTATTGTGAGGAGATTGGGGCGCTGGTGTATGAGCGCATGGCGAGCGGGATGTCGTTGGCGCAGATATCACAGCTTCAGGAGTTTCCGAGTTATGTCACGTTGTGCCGGTGGAGAAGGGAGAATAAGCACTTTGCTATGTTGGCGTCTATGGCGCGTGAGCAGTATGCGGATATGCTGGTTGATGAGATTGTTGGGATATCAGATGATTCTGGCAATGATGTCAAGATTGATAGTCGAGGGAATGAGCGGGTTGATAGTGATGCTATTGCTCGTAGCAAGTTGCGGATTACGACAAGGCAGTGGTTGGCGGGCAAGTTAAGCCCCAAGTATGCCGAGAAGTCATCTGCGGTGCCTGCATCTGAAGAGAGTGTTAGTACATTGTCTGCTTTACTGGCCGAGATTGGCAGTAGGTCGTCTATTGAGCCGAAACTGAAGGTAGTATCGGGTACCACGATTGATATGGCGGAATGATATTAGAAGTGGAGATACAACACAGACGGCACTACACAGTGCGTCCTGTGCCATACTGAATACGATGCGGATAATGTCGAGATAGAGACAGGCAGATAATGGTCAGAAAAGTAGACGATGATTTGCGCCGGGTGACGATGACGGTTCGGCTTCCGAAGTGGATGGTCGAGCAGTTACCTTTTGGCAAGGCTAGCAAGTTGGTTGAGATGTCTTTAATTTCTGCCGGCGTTTGTGGGGTTAGAAGGGACATAGATGTAAAGCGGGTGGATATGAGAACCAGAGTTTCATTGCCCGATTACCGAACGATCTTAGAAAAGCGGAGAAAGCAGCGTGACCTGGAAGGTACCAAAAAATGATGTTGAGTTGTTGGAGTGCCTTCGCAATCCTATGTGGAGAATCTGTAGCGGCCACTTGTATAAGATTTTGGGGAAGGGTGGATTGGGGGTTATCCCGTTTATCCCGAATGAGGCGCAGCTTAACTTATTAGAGAATCTATGGCATAGGAATCTGGTGCTTAAAGCCCGTCAGCGCGGCTTCACTACATTAATTTGTATTCTATGGCTCGATCATGCGCTGTTTAACAAAGATCAGCGATGCGGTGTAATCGCCCACGACAGGGAAAGTGCAGAGGTAATACTTAGGGATAAAGTCATGCTGGCCTATGAGAACCTTCCTGAATTACTGAGAAGTGGAATGCCGCTAAAGAAGGATTCTGCCAGTGAGTTGATGTTCAGTCACAACAATTCGAGTATTCGGGTAGCTACTTCCATGCGGTCTGGCACAATAGATCGGCTGCATATTTCCGAGTTTGGCAAGATATGCTCCAAGTATCCCGATAAGGCTAGGGAGATTGTAAGGGGTTCATTACCGGCTGTTCCTACTAATGGAATTCTGGTGGTCGAGAGCACTGCCGAGGGAAGGGACGGTGATTACTACGCAATGGTATGTATGGCAAGAGAATTGCAGGAGAAGCGGATAGATTTAACAGAAAGGGATTACAGGTTTCACTTCTATTCGTGGGTTGGCGATAAGACGTATGAGATTGATCCTGAGTTGGTATCGATTACGGGCGCTGACCACGAGTATTTTGATGGTGTAGAGTCTCGCACTGGCGAGCAAATAAACATGAGGCAAAGAGCGTGGTATGTTAAGACCAGAGAATCCGATTTTGGTAATAGCAGCGAGAGTATGTGGCAAGAGTATCCGTCTGAGCCGGATGAAGCATTTGCTGTCAGCACTGAGGGAACGTATTACGCGCAGCAGCTCACGGATGCTAGAAAGGATGGACGTATTGGCCGGATTCCACACCGTACTGGCTTGCCTGTTGATACTTATTGGGATATCGGCAGTTCTGATGGTACTGCAATTTGGCTTTCTCAAAGAGACGGTAAGTCGTATAACTTTATCGGGTTTATTGAGGGATGGGGTGAGCCATATTCATACTATGTGGATAAGTTACAGAAGCTCGGTTATGTATGGGGCAATCACTATCTGCCGCATGATGCCGCCCATAAACGGCAGCAGGGACTAACGGTCGCCTCGCCCATCGATATGGTCAGGAAATTGGGGATTGCAGGCTCATGGAAGATCGTTCCTGTTGTCAGTGAGATTACCCACGGTATTCAGTTGACTAGAAATGCCTTTAGCTCCTGCTACTTCGATGAGGTTAAGTGTAAAGAGGGGCTGATCCATCTTAGTTTATACCGGAAAACATGGAATGACCGCGCTGGATGTTGGTCTGACTCCCCTAGGCACGATATCCACTCAGAAGCGGCAGATGCTTTCAGGCAGTTTGCACAAAGCCTTGAGATGGAAGAGGAAAGCACGGTTAGTAAGTTTTTTAAGGCAATTCCCGTTGTGAATCGGTGGTAGGTAGATTACAATCGGGTAGATAACTGAGGTTTTACTATGGCGCGCACGAAACAAGAACGTCTTGCATCTGTACACACTGAGTCCTTGGCAGAGTTTGATATTATCCAGAGCGCCTTGCGTGACGAGCGTCTACAGTGTTTACAGGATAGACGGTTCTACTCACTGGCCGGCGCTCAATGGGAAGGGCCACTACAAGACCAGTACGAGAACAAGCCAAAGTTTGAAGTCAATAAATGCCACTTGGCCGTAATTAGAATCTTCAATGAGTACCGAAATAACCGTGTAAACTGTACCTTTCTGAGTAATGATGGCGGCAAGTCCGATGCGACTGCCGAGTTAGCTACCGATCTATTCCGTGCAGATGAAAACGCATCTTGTGCTGAAGAGGCGTACGATAATGCGTTTGAAGAGGGTGTTGGCGGTGGATTTGGCGCTTGGCGGGTAAGGGCTGAGTATGTTGATGATGCCGATGAAGATAGCGACCACCAGACTATCAAGATAGAGCCTATTTTTGATGCAGATACGTCTGTATTTTACGATCTTGATGCTAAACGACAAGATAAGTCGGATGCAAAAAGCTGTTATGTGCTAACTGCGATGACCCGCGATGCGTACATAGATACCTATAACGATGACCCTTCTTCATGGCCGAAAGGTGTTTCTAATGCCATGTTCGATTGGGCTACGCCGGATGTAGTTTATATCGCAGAGGTCTATAAGATTGAAGAAAAGAGCGATTTAATCCGTATCTTCAAGAATCCGATGGATGAAGAGAAAAAGTATCGCTCTGCTGATTTCGAAAACGATGAACTGCTGGAAGAAACGCTGAAGGCTACCGGATGGTATGAGGCTCGCCGCAAAAAAGTTAAGGTGAAGAAGTGCCACAAATACCTTATGTCCGGCGGCAAGGTATTAGAGGATTGCGGGATTATCGCCGGCAACAATATCCCCGTTATTCCGTTCTATGCCAAACGCTGGTATGTGGACAATATTGAGCGGTGCATGGGGCATGTAAGGTTAGCGAAAGACCCACAACGCCTCAAGAATATGCAGCTTAGTAAACTCGGTGAGATTTCGGCTTTATCGTCTATCTCCAAGCCGATTATGACCCCTGAACAGGTCAATGGCCATGCTGTAATGTGGTCAGAAGATAATATCAAGAACTTCCCGTATCTATTGGTCAATCCGCTCAAGGATGCTAACGGAAACCCGGCTGTTATTGGTCCCGCTTCATATACGAAAGCGCCTGAAATTCCTCCTGCGATGGCCGCACTGCTTCAGATTACTGAACAGGATATGCAGGAAATTCTAGGCAATCAGCAACAGGCCGATGAGTTGTTATCTGGAACCAGCGGCAAAGCCGTGGAACTAGTACAGACTCGCCTGGATATGCAGTCATTCATTTATATCTCAAACCTGGCAAAATCCAAGAAACGTACGATGGATGTCTGGCTATCAATGGCCAAGGATATCTATGTAGAGGAAGGCAGAGAGGTTACTGGTATATCTAACTCTGGCGCTATGGCTCAGTACAAACTTATGCAGCCTTCGCTTGATGACAGCGGCAATGTTGTTATGGATAACGACCTGAGTACGGCTAAGATTGTATCGGACGTAGAGATTGGTCCATCTTCTAGCAGCAAACGACAAGCTACTGTGCGCGGGCTTACTGGTATGATGGCAATTACACAAGACCCTGAAACCATGAAGGTATTGGGCGCTATGGCCATGATGAATATGGAAGGCGAGGGCATTTCAGATGTTCGTGCTTATTTCCGTGGCCAGTTAGTGCGTATGGGCGTTATCAAGCCTACTGCTGAAGAAGCGAAAGAACTGCAAACTGAAGCTGAGAACCAGAAGCCTTCTGCTAATGACCAGTATTTGCAGGCTGAAGCTGGATATGCGCAGGCCAAGGCTGAAGAATCACAGGCCAATGCTGCATTGACTGTTACTAAGATTGCCGAAACGCAAGCCAAGACAGCCGAGACTAAGGCAAGAACTGCGGAGACAATTTCCCGCATCGACTTGACCGAAAGATCGGCCATTCTTGGTGAGCTGGACAAAATTGAGCAGGTTAATCCGCCTGCTATGTAATACGGTATCCGGCCAGCCGTCTATTTGGTCGAGCAAGAGACTATAGTATGCAGATTGAACCTGATGACAATGATGTTATTGTTGATGACGAGGTTATACTAGAAGAAGGAGAGATTATCACGGAAGATGTAATTGATAGCGAAGATGATGAACTTGTCATTACGCTAGAGGGGGAAGCCCCCCCTGAAGATGCCATTGTAGAGGAAGAAAAAGTAGCGCCTCAGTGGGTAAAAGACTTACGCAAGCGGCAAAAAGAGTTAGAGCGCGAGAACCGTGAGCTAAAAGCATCGCAAGCTGCTGCTGCAAAAAATGCTGCGGTATCCGCGCCGGCATTACCTGAAAAGCCAAAACTCAGTGATCCAGATATAGATTTCGACAGCGATATTTTCGAGGAACGCCTTGATGCGTGGAAAGAAAAGAAGCGTGAAATTGATGCGATTACGGCAAAGGAGGCTGAAGAGTTTGAAAAAAGCCAAGCTGAGTGGGTTGATAAGGTTTCTAGCTATAATAAAGCAAAGGCGGAGATAAAGGTTCGTGATTTTGACGAGTCAGAATATGCTATCCAGTCTGCCCTTAACCCTACACAGCAAGGGATTATCCTGCAAGGCTCAGATAACCCTGCCCATCTTATCTATGCGCTAGGCAAGAATGCGGCAAAGCTAAAAGAAATAGCCGATATCAAAGACCCTGTGAAATATGCATGGGCACTAGCCAAACTGGAGGCGAAAATGAGTGTAACTACCCGCAAAGCACCGGCACCGGAAACAAAAGTATCAGGAACCGCTAGAGTATCTGGCTCTGTAGATTCTACTCTTGACCGATTAAGAGCCGAGGCCGAGAAAACCGGAGACTACACTAAAGTTATGCAGTACAAAAAGAATAAGAAGTAATTGACGCCGAACCCTGTATACGATAGCATCAACGTATATAGGGTTCGTCATCCTTTTAATTGACAGTGTATTTGTTAGGGTAGGCACCCATCCAGCCGGATAAATGGATGAGTTTAGGTGGCAATTTTGCCGTTTTCTCTCATTTATTTAGGGTACATTATCATGGCTAATGCATTTAGTAAGGAAGAACGAATTGCGTTTGAGGACATCCTTGAAGGCTTCCAAGACGCAACAGTAATGGCGAACAACGCCTCTATTTACAAAACCGACTCCACTGAAATGGAGCGCACCAGCAATATTATCTGGCGTCCACAGCCATACGTTAGCGTAAGCTACGATGGTACCGACCAGACTTCAAACTTCACCGATTACACTCAGCTTTCTGTTCCGGCTACTCTCGGCTATAAGAAGTCTGTGCCGTGGACTATGACAGCACTGGAAATGCGTGATGCACTGCAAGAAGGCCGTTTGGGTTCTGCTGCCAAGCAAAAACTGGCTTCCGATATCAACCGCGCTGTTGTTGATGTTGCCTCTTTGCAAGGTACTCTGGTAGTTAAGCGTACTTCTGCTGCATCTGGCTTTGATGATGTTGCATTGTGCGAAGCTATTATGAACGAGCAAGGCGTTCAGTTTGAAGATCGTAAACTGGCACTGACCACTCGTGACTATAACGGCATGGCTAGCAATCTTCAGGTTGCTTCACGCAGCTTGAACAACGCCAAGTCTTTGAATGCTCTTGAGCGCGCACAGGTTGGTATGGTTGCATCTTTTGACACCTACAAGCTGGACTATGGCCGTCGCTTGACTGCTGCTGCTGGCGGTGGCTCTTTGACTATCGGCACACGCGATGCAGATGCTAACTACTACACGCCAAAAGCAACCTCTACTGCTGCTACTGGTGAAGTTAGCAACGTTGATAACCGTTATCAGACAGTTACTATCAGCTCCACTACTGGTGTAGCGGCTGGTGACTGCTTCACGATTGCGGCGCTTAACGCTGTTCATCACATCACTAAACAGGATACTGGACAGCTTAAAACCTTCCGCGTCATCTCTGTTGCATCAGGCACTACAATGGTGATCTCTCCTCCAATCATCACTGCACAGGGCGCAACTGCTGCTGAATATGAGTATCAGAACTGCGTAATCAACACTAAAGCTGCTAACTCGGCTATCGTGTTCCTGAACACTGTAACTGCTGGCGTAAACCCTTTCTGGCAGAAAGATGCCATTGAGATTCTGCCAGGTCGTTATGCTGTTCCTACTGATGCAGGCACCGCAGTTATGCGCGCCTCTACAGATCAGGGCATTGAGCTGGTGATGCAGAAATGGTATGACATCAACACCATGAAAACCAAGTATCGTCTTGATACTATTTTCGGTGTTGTGAACAAGCAGCCTGAAATGTCCGGCATCATGCTGTTCAGTCAATCGTAAGCCATAGCCGGAGGGGGTAATACCTCTCCGGCATTCCTGTTCTGGAGAAAGATTATGAGTCAGTCTTATGTTATGAAAGGCGGCAAAAAAGCTAAAGGTAAGTGCTAATGGATTTTCCGCGTCTTGTATTTAAGGATGGTGGAGAGCAACAGCGAGCCGGTGGTTTTTACAGCTATCAATGTGTTGAGGATAATGCTGCATACAACTCCGCTATTGCTTCTGGCTGGTTTGACAGTTTAGGCGAAGCACTTAGCACTCCTGAAGCTGCTGCTGTTGTAGAGGCTCCTGAAGTTGATGATGATATCGATGAGGCCGATCCTTCAAGAGAAGAACTTGAAGCCAAGGCCGCTGAGTTAGGCATCAAGTTTGATGGTCGTAATTCAGACAAGAAACTGCTGGATTTAATCACGGCAGCACTTGAGATTGCAGCATAATGTCATGGACTAAGCGAGAGCTAATCAGTCAGGCTTTTGAAGAAATAGGCTTGGCTTCTTATGCTTTCGATTTGTCGGCAGAAGAATATGAAAGCGCGTTAAAGCGCATGGATATGATGGTTTCGGGATGGACCGCCGATGGTGTTCGTATTGGCTATCCGCTTCCATCTTCTGCTGATGGCAGTGCGCTTGACCAAGATTCAGGAATTCCTGATGCGGCCATAGAAACTCTAGTGATGAATCTTGCTATGCGAATTGCGCCGGCATACGGAAAGCAATTAGCGCCTGATTTTATGACCAATGCTAAAGCGGCGTACAGTAATCTAGCTAACAAAATGGCATACCCTGTTCTTGAGATGCAGCTTCCAGGCACTATGCCTTCTGGTGCCGGAACGAAGAATTGGAGAAACAATGGGGGGCCGTTCCTATATCCTCCTACAGATGGCCTGCAAGATGGGCCAGATAGCGATTTGGTACTGGAGTAGTTTATGGCAACAATCAATCAATTAAATGCTACCGACTCGCTGAATGCTGGTGATTTGATTCCGGTGTATGTTAGTAATAACGGCGATGCTCGCAAGGCGTCTGTAACAGTGCTGCAAGACTATATGCAGGATAATCTGACGTTCGCGGATACATCTGTTGACGCATATACACGACAGTCAGCAAGCCCATCGGCTACTGGATTTAGCGTTGCGATTACCCCGTCTATTGGTAGTGTTTTCTTGATTCTGACTCCTGTTGCGGGGTACGCAACGGGCACTATTGTGCTGCCAGATGTATCTTTATGTTCGGATAAGCAGATGGTTATGGTTCATTGCACTCAGGTTGTCACTGCTTTAACAATCAATGGAAGTGGCGCAACATTGGTATCTGGCGCTCCTTCTGCATTGACTGCTGCTAGCTTCTTTACATTACGTTATGACCTTACTACAACTTCATGGTATCGGGTAGGATAAAGCTATGACCATTAGATCACCGTTCATGCCGAAACGTGGCGATAATGCTATTTTGACCGCATCATCATCATCTGCAACTGCTGCTATTTCTGCACAAGAGAAATCAATCCGCTTAGTCAATTCAGGTGCCAATGTTGTTCATGTAAGAATTGGAACATCCGTATCTGCTGCAACAGCTACAACGGCAGATACTCCTATCCTAGCTGGAAGCTCTCTTATAATGCAAAAGGCCGAGGGGGAGAACGTGTTGGCGTATCTATCTACATCTGGCACAACTCTGCATGTACAGGCTGGCGAAGGTGGGATTTAATAATGCAAATCCCAATATTATCTGGAATCTATACAGATAATAATTCAGATATAAGGGCGTCATATCCTGTCAATATGGTACCTACGGTATCTGATAGCGGGATATCGTCTGGGTATCTTCGTCCGTCTGAGGGGATTGTTTCATGGTGTGACGCCTCGGGTATAGACAGAGGCGGGATAAGCTGGAACGGCATTTGCTATAGGGCGGCAGGAAGTAAACTGATACGCATAAATAGCGATGGCTCCATTGTTGTTATAGGCGATATAGGAAACGATCATAAAAATGTTCGATTTGACTATTCCTTTGATAGATTATCCGTAGCATCTTCTGGCGCTCTATATTATTGGGATGGGGTTACATTATCAAAAGTAACTGATACAGATATTGGAGTAGTAAAAGATCAGGTATGGGTCGATGGATACTTTATGACCACAGATGGTCAATACCTTGTTGTAACCGATCTAAATAATCCATTTTCCATTAATCCGCTAAAATACGGAAGTTCAGAAGCCGACCCCGACAGAGTTGTTGCTCTCCTAAAAGTACACAATGAAATCCATGCAGTAAATTCCAACACAATAGAAGTATTCCAGAATGTTGGAGGAACATTATTCCCGTTTCAGCGAGTTCCAGGCGCTCAGATAATGAGAGGCTGTGCCGGTACATTTTCCTGCTGTGTATTTTCTGAATCCGTTGCATTTGTTGGCGGAGCTAGAAATGAGCAAAATGCTGTATGGCTTGGCGCTAGCGGGCAGTCTGTTAAATTATCTACCAGAGAGATTGATCTTGAGCTGGCTGCGTTATCATCTGATGCGGTATCCGCAATAGTATTAGAGGCTAAAAACTCTAGTGGTCGCCAATTACTGTATCTGCATCTTCCAGATAAAACGTACGTCTACGATGCCGAAACATCTAACTTGGCTGGTGCGAGCGTTTGGTTCATATTATCCAGTGGTGTAAATGGCGCTGAAACCTATAAGGCTAGAAACTTTGTATGGTGCTATGACAAATGGATATGCGGCGATCCTACTGCAAGCCGGTATGGATACCTGACAGATACATTAGCTTCACACTATGGCGATGTTATTGGGTGGGAATTCTCTACTCCAATTATTTATAACGAAAGCCGAGGTGCTATTATCCACTCTTTAGAATTAGTATCGATTACTGGAAGGTCTGTAGTGGGTGTCGATTCTACTGCGTGGTCATCATATTCATTGGATGGGATACAGTGGAGCCAAGAAAGGGCTAGATCGATTGGCAAGATAGGAGAAACAACGAAGCGGATAGACTGGCGTAGGAATGGAGCAATGGCAAACTTCCGCATCCAGAAATTCCGTGGTACCAGTGATGCTATGCTGTCTGTTGCAAGACTGGAAGCTGAAATAGAGCCGCTGTATGTCTAAGCTCCCACTTAGCTTAAACCGAGATGCCTTGAAACGCATTGGGTATGACCAGCGATCAATCATTGCGCTTGAGCAGTTATTCTCTCAGGTCAATGATGGGCTTCCTAACGATATTGATTCATATTCTATGGAGTCCGGCGGCGCACTGGCGAATGCGCTTCAGGCACTATCTGATATACAGTCAAAGATCGACTCTCTAGCGCAGTCTATTCAGATTCAGGAAATTCCATCACAGGCTAATCCAGATACTCTATCGCCTGTCTTGCTGCCAAGTAGAAATACAGTAGGTTCTTTCTGTGATACCACATCTCAGACTGCTGCTGCTATCAATACAGCTTATGCCATTACGCTGAACACCTCTGCTTTGGCAGATGGGGCATATATTGGCGCTACTACTTCACGAATATACGTCACTACTGCCGGCACATACCATATCTGTGCCGGAATTCAGATAGATAAGGCCACAGATGACAGTGCCGATGTTTTTGCTTGGATGAGAAAAAACGGAACCGATATTGCTAATAGCTGCCGTAAAATTGCTGTTGCTGGATCAAGTGCTGATTCTGTTCTATTTCTCTCTCGGGATGAAAAACTGGCCGGCGGCGATTACATTGAGATTGTTTGGTCTACTACCAGCACAGATTGTATACTAACCTCATTTGCTGCAACTGCCGTGCACCCTGTTGCCCCTTCCATTATTGTTACTATTGAGAGCACATAGTTATGACAGTTACCGCTACCAATATAATCCCCGCAAAACAAGCAGAAAGCTCACAGACAGCGCAATATACGTCTGCTAACTGCAAGACGGTGATAGACAGGTTCACAGCAACGAATACCACTGGAACCAATGCTACTTTGGCCATAAACCTTATCGCATCTGGCGGGACTGCTGGAGACTCTAACCTGATAATGAAGGCTCATACGATTCAACCGGGTGAGACATACTACTGCAATGACGTAGTGGGCCAAGTGCTAGAATCCGGTGGGTTTATCTCCACAATAGCTGGCACCGCGTCTGCCATAACAATTATGGCATCTGGCAGAGTTATTACTTGATAATTG